AACGATCTTGTTTTGTATGATAATATTCTTGATAAGACCTGACAGGATCACCTTCGTGAATACATTGTGGTTCGTGTGTCATTGCAAGAGCAAACGGTGTACGTAGATTTGACCACTTTGTATGACTAGGCGGTCGGCGTAATGCATCAGTCAATAGTGTTTCTGTACTGTGAGTTTTGCCGTAGCGAAACCTATATTCTATACATAATGCTTTAAAGTGTTGATAATGCCATTCATAATTAGCATTAGTTTCCATAGTCCATATTGTACATGGATGACCAACATGTACGGCTTTATACAATGTATCTTCTAACTCTTGATTTGGATGAACCCAGTATTTAACCATAGTTTTGCCGGACTTTGATGGCCGACGAGTTTGTTCACCGTCAAGAATACGATGTGCTGTTGAAAGCATTTGAGCAGACTCGACGATCATTTTTACGACATGTTTGTCGCATTGCCATTGAGCTGCTACGATTGGATCTGTGTCTAGGATAAAAATATTCATGGTATACTATCCCCCGCTAAAGTTGATACTTTATTATACCACAATTTAGGGGGGAAGTACACTCCTTTTTTTACTATGAAGCTTCTTTTATACGATTGTCTAAATATTTTCGCTTAGCCAGAATTTTTTGCATTAGTGAGATCTTGCCTTTCCGTTCAAGTTTTTGGGCATATTCCTGTAGTTCAAGCGAATCTTGTCTAAGACGTTCTAGCTGATTTTCTGACATGTATAAGTGTCTCCTTAAAAGTAAAATAATCACACCATCATGATGTATCCTGCAATAATCCAGGAAATGCTTCCTCGATTACCGGCCTCGAAATACCGTCTAATTTCTTTTTATTAATCATTGACACAACTAGTTTAGCATCATCCGGATGTATGCCTTCTAAAATTTCAAATAGAATTCTTTCACGTTTGTATGACGGCATCTCATCACCTGGACCTCCGACTACAAAGTACACAAATCTTTTGTGTTCCTTGAGAAGGTTAGATGGTGCGTTATGTGACTGATTAGGAGTATAAGGCGGATCGCCTTCTGGGAAATTAAATTGCACGGTAGAATCATATGATCCACGTAAAATATCTTTTAAAGCCCAAGATTCATTTTCGTGCAGCTCTTTAATTTTATCTTCTTTGTTTCGCCGGTTCTTAGTTCGACGAATCACTTCATATACTGGTCTTACCATATTATCCTCATATATTATATATGCTTAGAGTGTATCTTACATCCAATAAATTCATTATAAAATTCATTAGATAATAACACGTCGTATTGAAATTGGAGTTTTGCTTCGTAATAAGAACATTCGCCCTTTGACTTACAGAGCTTTAAGATTTCTCTTTTGTAGTTATCTTTACCTTTTGATTCAACTAAAGTTTGTACTTCTTTGTTTGAACCATAATATGTACGCCAATCAGATTCGACTCTTGTGCGTACTCTACGTTTGCGTGATTTAGTAACAGGCAATATTTTTGGTTTCCAGAAAAACTTTTTACCAATATATTTTTTTCCTGTATCTAACTCAGTTATCATATAAACAAACCCCTGAAATTCATCAGGGGTTTCGTTAAATTCATTATTATCATAAACCCACATAGGTTTATATATCTTGGTATTCGTCTGAGTCTAATTCGAGTGCATTATTTTCTTCACCGCAAAAAGGACAATACTCAACTAGCATGTCAGTTCTACTAAATATTTCTACTTCAATGTCGCAATATCGACACTCGACTACAAAATGTTTTTCTTTCATTAAAAGTCTATCTCACAAGCCCCACCTGCACAAGCCGCAGCACTTAACGTATCAACGTCTGTATACTTTTTCTCGGTCAGATCTTGTTCCCAACTAATATCTTTAAAGTTAGCATTAATCTTATGCCATTTATGTAACAAATAAGAATCCTTTAAACAATACTCGGTTTCTTTTAAATTACCATCTAAATAATTATTTGCAAAGTTATTGAATCTACGAATCCAATCTTTCTTTAATGCAGTTTGTGTAGACTCAACCGATAGATCTTCACCCATACCTTGAGCAGTAGAACAAGCATTCCAAAGATTATCAAATGCATTAAGTGCATCAACGACCAAGCCGCTTGCAAAGATGGCAGCTGTTCCGTATTTATCAACCATCGTATTTGCATCGATAACGCCGGTGTTTGGTGCTTGGTTAAAGTCTTTGTCACCCATTGAAGATAAGAAAGAAATACCTGCAAAGCTCCTGCGATTTTTAAACACATAGCTTTCTACTTCATCCCAATCTTTTACGATAATAGTATTAGATACGTTATGACGAATACCTTTATCAGCACATAACTCTTCATTTGTACCAGCATTTACCCAATGCTCTTGAGCTAGCTTGACTTTTTCAAGATGGTCAACTCCTATTAGTTCGTCTTTGAGCATTGATCCTTCTTTAGGCAAGATAGGAAATGATACAACGACATCAGTTCCGCCTGAAGACCAAACTGATTCTTCGACCATATGTGGATTTGTTTTTTGTATAGCCTGAGTTACCTCAGATTCTTTGTTCATTTGTACATTACGTATGTACATATTAGAATGCTCAGCGTGAATACCACTAGCAGTTTGCAGTAGAACCGAAGCATTACCGCTTGGCTTGACACAAGTCGTTCTAGCCGCTGCGTTGATTCCAATAACTTCTGCAACCTCTCTGTTGACTTGTCTGACAATGTTTGCCCCTTCCTCAAGTATTTTTGCATCAAATAGAATATCGGGATTATTCATCCAACCAGTAATCGATACGCCAAGTAAAGCTTCGCGATCAAAAATATCTTTAGTTGTATCTGGTAAGAATTTAAAATCAGTGTAACCTGCCTGGAGCGTACCTAAGATTGCACCAGCGCGGCATGCAAGAAAGAAATCTTCTTTAGTTACACATTTACCACCGTTAATCTCTGTAAGATTACATCCCTGCCATCCAGACTTACCGTCTATCTGCGGGAACATTCCTATCTCAACACATGGATTAGTTGTATGTTCGGTTGACTCTACAAATACAAAGCCAGGTTCACCGAACTCTTTTACTTTAGTCATTATATGACCGAATTGCTCAGGCGTAGTTTTGTCTCTAACAATAACTGCAGAATTGTTTGATCGACCACGTTGTGGATTATCAACAAACCAATTACCTGTTTTAGCTGACATCATTTCTTCATCATTAGGCGAGAATAAACAAATAGTTGCAGAACGACGTACGCCACCAGAAAGAACTGCATCTGCAGTATGCATACAAATATCATATACATTGATTGGTCGTAAAGCAATAGACTCTTTTGTATCAATCACTATGTCTTGTAATAGATGTTCAATCTTATCAAGAGCACGACGTAAACCATCAGGACCAGGTGCTTTAAATCCACCAGAGATTTTAGAACCTTTTGGCCGAATATTTGATAAATCAAAGTAGACTCGACGACCAGCGTAATCCGGATATTTACCACCATCTACAAAATAAGATGACATGAGAATATCAACTGCAGTTGCCCATCCTTCAATATCATCTGTTACTATATGTGTTTTTGCTGGTTTAGTTCTAGCAATTACTTTAGGTAGTTTTGCTACATGATGTTCTTGTACAGAGAATCCTGCGCCGGCACCACACAATAGAATATAAAAGATCTCGCCAAAGAATGCTGGCCTATCAGCATATGAAGATGTACAGTTATACATTCTCATTTGATGTTTAAGTAATTGCTCTCCACCAAATTGAAGAGCACGTTGTGCACCTAACACTCTTTGTTCTTTATAAGCTTGTCTAGCTTCTTCTAGATAAGACTTAAGTCCATTTTCTTTTTCCTTGTATTGGTTCGCATGCATTTGAATCACACGATCCACAGCTTCTTCCCAGGTTTCATATCGTTCGTTTTCGTCGTTAAAGCGTGAGTAACTATCGTAGAACTTTGTTTCGGATAAAAGTCTACGTGTGTCAACAGAAGCTGTTGCCATTGCAATTTCCTTTATATAAATGATTTCTCTTATGTGGTATTATATATCAAAACCACGACTTTGTAAACAGCAAAATATTGCCATATGTGTGTTAAATATAGCAATATATTGTAAAAATAATTATTTTTTTATTTCTTTTATTTGTGTCTCATAATACGCAATAATCTCTTTTTGTTGAAGTATGTATCTGCGTAGGTCAGCTATTCCTATTGATAGGTTCTGATAGCCTTTTGGCGTAATAGCCATGAAGGCGGCGACACCACCGGCTTCTTTTATTCTTGCTATAGATTCTTCTAGGTTATCTTCATTGACAACAAACCATTCAACATCAGGCATATCAACCGGTTTCGGGGTTGCCTGTAAAGGAATAGTTGGATAAATGTATTCTTTCTCAGTTACTACTATCGGTTCCGGCGTCTTCGCGCAACTCGTCAGTAATAGAAGGAGAGGTATCAGATAAAATATTTTGTATGAGTCGGTCCACACCACGATTAATCCTCCGCTCGAGATCTTCCGGATCTTCGAGAGCTTCTTTTGTTATATCAATTTGACTAAATCTTTTTCTAAGCCTGTCAAGTCCGGCTTCTGACTTTTGTAATGATTCCTGTAAGCCTTTAATCATTAGAGCATTATTGCTCGCTTGATTTTCTAATTCAACCACAGTTTTTTCTAATGTTTCAGCTGCACTTTGTAGAACAACATTATTTTCTCTTAATCTTGCTTTTTCAGCTTCAGAGGTTTCATAATACCAATAGGCAGTGTAACCTATACCACTAAATGTGGCAATAACAAATAAAAATAAATAAATTCTAAGCATCTGAATCTAAGTAGTTTCTAAATCTTTTTAGAACCTTCGGGTCTCTATCTTTTCTTCTACGTCTATCTATAACGACTGTGCCAGACGGATTATCACCAGCACCTACTACAGATGCAGTAGTAGTTCCACCTGCCATTTCTTGAGCCTTCTTAATAGCGGCCTGAGTAGGTGCACCCTTCTCACCTTTTTTTCTCATCTTTTCTCCACGCCTACGTTTGGC